GGTGTAGAGTTAGCTCTACCAGTGTATTATAGAAACAAAATCTATAACGAAGAGCAAAGAGAAGCTCTCTGGTTAGAAAAATTAGATAAGGAAGAGCGATATGTATGTGGTGTGAAAGTGGATATAAGTCAAGGTGAAGAAGAGTATTATAAGCTATTAGAAATGATGAGACAAAAAAATAAAAGATTAGGATATGGTGATGATGCAAAGAATTGGGAGCTTAAAAGATATGAAAATGAAAGGCGTAACTTAAAAAAGTTAGAAAGATTAGAGAAGCTATATGGGGTAGGGCAGGAAAAAGTTGCGTAGTAAAAAAAAAGTAGTATATTAGTAAAATAAATGGCAACTAAATGCCGAAAAAGTTTACAGGTTACGTAACCTGTTAAACATAGTATAAATTATAGGACAAATAAAAAATGTTACAAATTGTAACATAAAATTGTAACCTATATAATATTAAGTAAAAATGGGATACAATAGAAAACAGTACAACCACTTACAACAAAGCAGACGAGAAAGGAGGAGTTATGAGGAGCCTCTATGGAAGACCGAATCGATGTATGTCGATACGGAAACAGGAGAAATCATTCTAAAAAGAAGATTAGAAACAGGAGAATATGTAAAATTAAAATCAACAACTAAATATAGTAAAGATGAAAGATACAAAATTAAAACAATTACAAGTGAATGCAGAAAAAGTAAACAGCAAAGACTCTGGGGATGGTGAAAACCAAACAATAAAAAGAGTAGAAATTCCAGATAGTCCGTTCCATGTGATAACAATAAACGGAGAAAGCTTTGGAGTAATGGGCGATTATAGATTAACAGAAAAATCGGCTAGTGAAAAAGAAGTAAGAGAGGAATTAAGTAAAATAACTTGGAATAGAATAGTACAAGTAGTTATGTTACTAGAAGAAGTAAGAACAAAAATTAATAATAAAATAAAAGAACAAGTATGAAAACAGAAATAGGCGGAGACAGATTAGGCTCCGGAAATAAACAAGAAGTAAGTCTAAAAAATTACGAAAGAAGTAGTCACGACTTAGGGTATATATGGAGAAGTAGTATGGCAAGTGGAACGTTAGTACCGTTCATGAGTGAAGTAGGATTGCCTGGAGATAGTTTCGATATAGACTTAGATGTAGATGTAAAAACGTTACCAACAGTAGGACCGTTATTCGGAAGTTATAAAGTACAATTAGATGTGTTTCAATGTCCAATAAGATTGTACAATGGTAAATTACACATGAACATGTTAAATATAGGAATGGATATGAGTCAAATATTGTTACCACAAGTTACAATGGTATCAAATACAATAAATACAGGAGACAATGCACAAATAAACTCAAGTAGTATATATTCGTATCTAAATATAAGAGGTTTAGGAAGAAATAATGGAGGAACATATAATCAAAGAAAGTTTAATGCAATACCATATTTAGGATATTGGGATATATATAAAAATTACTATGCAAATAAACAAGAAGAAAGAGGATATGTAATACATGCAAGCGATTTAAGTAATGCGTTTACATTTGAGAGTTGTGATGTAATAGTTGATGGAGTATCTACAGGAACAACAACAGATATATTTGGAGTAAGTGGAGATGTAAATAGTAGTGCACAAAGTGGAGAATTACCAAGTGTAAGTATACAAGGAGAATTCCAATGGGAAAATGCAGGTGCAGAATATGGAAATTTAGACTTTAGTACAATAACAATAAATATAGATGGTACAGACTTCGCGTTAACAGATTTATTTACAAATATAGTAGAAGGAACAATACCAGGAGATTTAGGAAGATATGTGATAGCAACTGGATATGTAGGAACGAGAGGCGATGTAGCTTGGCAATGTGATACAACAAGTGTAAGTAATACATTACCACAAGGAGAAGGGCAACCACAATTGACAGAATTTCCGTTAGATAATATCGATGATATGAGAATGTATATATTAGAAGCAGTAAGAAGTACAACTGCGTTTAATATAAATGAAACAAGTGCAAGTCCATATGGATTGGGATTAGAATATGATTACAATAATGGAATAGTAAGTAATGAAGTAAAATTAGCAAGTCAAGAAGGATTAGGAATAAAAACTTATCAAAGTGATTTATTCAATAACTGGATAAGTACAGAATGGATTGATGGTAGTAATGGTATAAATGAAGTAACAGCAGTAAGTACAGCTGGAGATGAGTTTACAATAGATAGTTTAAACTTAGCAAATAAGGTGTATAATATGTTAAATAGAATAGCAATCTCTGGTGGAAGTTATGACGACTGGCTAGATGCAGTATATACGCATGAAAGAGCAAAAAGTTGTGAAAACCCTATTTATCACGGGTCGTTGATAAAAGAACTAGGATTTGAAGAAGTAGTAAGTTTAAGTGATGTAAACGATGTAAATGGAGAAGCGCAACCGTTAGGAACGTTAGCGGGACGTGGAAGATTAACAGGTAAAAACAAAGGTGGTAAAATTAAAATTAAAGTAGATGAGCCAAGTTATATAATTGGAATAGTAAGCTTAACACCAAGAATAGACTATAGTCAAGGTAATAAATGGGATGTGAATTTAAAAACAATGAATGATTTGCACAAACCAGCATTAGATGCAATAGGATATCAAGATTTAATAACGGATCAAATGGCATGGTTTGATACAGAAGTAAATAGTAGTGAAACAGTAACATATAGCACAGCGGGTAAACAACCGGCTTGGATAAACTATATGACAAATGTAAATCAAACAAGAGGAAGTTTTGCGGAACAGGGAAATAGTATGTTTATGACACTAAACAGAAGATATGAACAAGGGACGACAGGAATAGAAGATTTAACGACATATATAGACCCGAGTAAGTATAATGAAATATTTGCACAGACAAGCTTAGATAGTCAAAATTTCTGGGTACAAATTAGTAATAAGATACTAGCTAGAAGAAAGATGAGTGCAAAAGTAATACCTAACCTATAAAAAAAAAAATATGTATAAATATAGAAAACCGAGTAAAAGTACTTTAACAAGTGTAGAATGTGTTGAAGGTGAACCAATAGAACACAAGATTGAGAGAATTGTGAGTAACAAAGAGCCAATAAGTGATGGGGCGCCAGAGATATTTACGGAACGTAAAGAAGGTGTAAAAAGTGCATATAATATCCGAACGGATAGATGGGAAATTGCGACAGACGCAATGAGTAAGGTAGAAGGAAGTATCCAAGCCAAACGTGATGCTAAAGGCAAAATAACTAAGAGTAAAGATGAGCCAAAAGTAGTACAGTTAAAAGTGGATAATAAAGATAGCGGAGCTAAGCCAACAGAAGGTACAGCAGAAGCTAAATAAGAAATATGGGGGAGTTCAGAAGTCTGGGTCCCCCCTATTTTGATAAGAGTGGTACGCATCTGTTCTTATATATCAAGGAAATAAGGTCGCTTTAAAAAAGCGCGAAAAAAGAGAAATATGATAAATGTGATACTAGGATTAATAATAATAATAATAATAGAAAATATAGAAATATGAGTTTACTGGGAATAGGAACAACGATAGCTGGAGCAGCATACAATGAGTATGGAAATCAAAGGCAAAATAGACAAGATAGAACAAATGCAATGATGCAATATCAAAATCAACGAAAGTTGAATCAACAAGGAAATAGATTGCAAATGGATATGTGGAATAAAACAAATTATGGAGCACAAGTGGACCATATGAAAGAAGCTGGATTAAATCCAGCATTAATGTATGGAAGTGCAGGGCAAGGTGGAACAACAGGAAGTCAAGGTGGTGGAAGTGCAACAAAAGCACAAGCGCCAAAAGCGCCAGTAATGGATATGAGTAATATGTTACTAGATGCACAAATTAAAGCAATGGAAGCTAAAGCAAATAGTGATAATGCAAATGCAGAAGCAACAAGAGGATACCAAGCAAAAGAATCAGGTGCAAGAACAACTGAGTCAGGTGCAAGAACAAGAGGAATAGAAGAAAGTATTAATAAAACAATAGCAGAAGTAGATAACTTATCGCAGGCGAAAAAGAATATGATAGCGTCAGAAAAATTAACAGTGACGCAAAATGAAAAAGAAGAAATCAATAGAGATATAGCAAAACAAAATAGAAAATTCTATGAAAATAATGATTTATCAGAAGGTGATTATGGATTGATAAAAGCATTAAAAAGAGCTGGAGTCGATTTGTATAGAGCAATACAATTCGTAATATACTCGACACCAGAAGAAGCAAAAGAAGTAATAGAGTTCAAAAAAGGATTAGACCAGTAAAGATGTGTTTGTATCCAAGATTGATACGAAACAGGAAGTACACTAAAAATAAGAAAAATGGGGGGGTCATCCCCCCTATTAGTGATAAGAGAGTGTTAATGGTGCCTGTAGGGTGTGGGAAATGTATAGAGTGCAAAAAGCAGAAAGCCAGAAACTGGCAAGTAAGACTGCAAGAAGATATTCGCGTTAACAAAAATGCTAAGTTTGTAACTTACACATTTTCGGAACACGAGTTACAAAAATTAGATAACGAGATAAAAGGATTAAGTGGATATGATAGAGATAATGAAATATGCAGATTAGCAGTAAGAAGATATACGGAAAGATGGAGAAAAAAATATGGAAGAACGTTGAG